AAAAGGCCACTGTTTAGAATGTTGGGTGTACTGGAAGGTACGCCGCAAGTGGTAATTTGGCCTCGGCTCCTCTGGTGGTTCCCTTCGGGGAGCTGCTGGGGGAGTCGGGGTAAATTTTTTTTTTTTTTTTGATATTAAAATGAAATGGATATTAATTTTTATTAGTTACAATAATGGTCATGTTATGACTGTTGGTAACGGTGTCTTTGAGACACACATGGAATGCTTTGCTGCTAGAGAGATTCTTAGCAGTGAAGTCGGTGGGGGTAATGGTTACTTCCCTCCTAACTTGCAAGCTATTTGTATGCAAGTAAAATAAACTTAAAATAAACGCCGAAAGGGTTTAGAAAGGAAATATAATGCTTAATAAAGATTATTTTTTAGGATTTGACCGTTTGATGAGAGATATGGAAACCTTTGGAGGCAATATTCCAAAGTATCCTCCTCATAATATTATCAAGGAAGATGATAAGTTTAAAATTGAAATGGCTTTAGCTGGCTTTGCAAAAGAAGACATTTCGATTGAGGTCAAAGATAAAATTTTAAGAGTAACAGGAGAGCCTTTAGAGGAAGCTAAAGACTATGTATTTAAAGGTATCTCTTCAAAAAGATTTGAAAAGAGCTTTATGCTTGGTGAACATATTAAAGTAATTGACGCAGATATGGTCAATGGTTTATTAAGTATATCACTTGAGGAAATTATTCCTGAAGAGAATAAGCCACTTACAATTCAAATTAAATAACACACACAGAAAGAACACACACATGGAAAAATACACTAAAAATCCTTATCAAATCCGTTATGACGTACTTGCAATGGCTAAAGACATGATGGATAAAGCTTATGAAACCAACATGACTATTGCTGAGAAAGCAATGGAAACTTATAAAGACAATGCAGAAGAAGCATTAAAGGCATGGAAGAATTATGTGCCTGTAATGTACACCCCAGACGAAATTAAAAAGAATGCAGAAAGTCTTTATGAATTTGTTGTGAGTAAGCCTCATGAGAAATAACCACTATGCTTATGCTAGGAAACTTAGAGCAAAAGTTCTTAAACTCTTAATGAGAAAACTTATCAAGGGTTTTCCAGTAATTTTGCCAGATAAATATCTGAAAAATAATACCTGACGTTTAAGAATAACTTTGCTAAGGCTCTGCCAAAGTGATACTAAAGGACTCTCTTACTGGTACTTGAAAAGAGATGCTCTGTATGCCCCCCGATAGTACCCACCGAGTATACTCATGTAACTCTTTTCGGGGGGTTATTAAGTATCACTTTGGTATCCTTAGTGTAAGAATTTAAGATTATAATTTAAGTTCTTGTTTTTTATTTATTTTTTATTAATAAGGATTTTAATTATGAACTTTTCACAATTCCATACAGAACCTTTTGGATTGAAGGTAGGCAAAGGCAAAGTTGATGGGCATAAGTCAGTGCATAAATTTGGTGCTGTTAATGCTATGTCACAAAACCAATCAGGAAGTATTTGGGATGTCGATGATACTAACTATCCTTGGAGCAGTTTCAATAGTGCTTCTACTCTGGATATTCCTGCTGTTAATTCTAGTGATTCTGGGAAGACTGTAACTATTGTTGGCTTAGATGCTAACTACAATGAACAAACAGAAAGTGTTGTTGTTAGTTCTTCTACAACTTCTACTACAACTAATTCTTTTATTCGTGTTTACCGTGCCTTTATTGAAGATGGTGCTACTAATGTAGATGATATACTAATTCAAGTAAGTGCTGTAACTGTTTGTAAAATTACTGCTGGCAAGGGTCAAACTCTTATGGCTATTTATACGGTCCCTGCAGGGTACACTGGATATCTTATGAAAGGTACTGCAACCTGTCAAGCAGGAGCTGATGCTACAGTGAATATGTTTGTACGTTACTTTGGACAAGACTCTTTCAGAATTGGTCACAGCTTAGAAGTTTCGGGTACTGGAGGACAGTATGTTTATGACTTTGCTTGCCCAGTTAAAATACCTGAGAAATCTGATATAGATGTTAGAGGCACAATGCGCTCTAATAATGCAAGACTTACATCAGCTTTTGACTTAATCTTGCAAAGTAACTCAAGTATTATTTTGGAAAGATAAATAATATTATTTGGAAAAACTAAATAATCTTTTTTAAATAAAAACAATGACTTACTGTTAGTATCCCTTAAGTTACTGAAAGTAATGGATAAATATTTTAAAATTTTTTATATCTTGGCAAATAGAACTTTGAAAAACCTGAAAGGAGGTCACAATGCCAGACAACCGCAAAGATAAATCTGGAGGCCGTAAGCCTGGGAGTGGACGTCCTAAAGGGTCTAAAAACATTAACTCTATGGCATCAGTACGTAAGCTTGAGGAGCTTGGTTTTGATCCTATTGAGATGATGGTTAAAAAGTATCAAGAGATACAATCTAAGTTAGACTATTTAGAAGAAATTGGTAAGCATACTTCTGGTGCTTATGCACAGATGACCGCTACACAAGGTACACTTATTAATAACCTTATGCAGTATGGTTATAAGAAGATCCCTGATAAAATTGAACAAGAGGTTACTGAAAAGAAACCTATTAGCATTCTACTCACAGATACTAATGAAAAAGAAAAAGAGGATACTTCCAATGAATAAAGCAGAGGAATCTTGGCACTTGTCTAAAAGTGTACCTATAACGTTTATTTTAGCCATTGCAATACAAACATTTGGTGTTATATGGTATATGTCTAATCTTGATGCTAACGTAGAATTAAATGCTCGTGATATTGCACGACATGAAATACGTCTTAATGAGATGGAGAAAACAACACAAGAGTTAAAGGTGCTTAATGCTCGTATAGATGAGAACATTAAGGCCATTCGTGAAATGATGGAAAAATCTAGGTCAAACTAAGATGGATCCTATTAGCTGCGTAACTCTTGCGGCTGGTGCTTTTAAGACTATTAAGGCTGCTATAGGCGCTGGAAAAGACTTACAAGACATGACTAGCCAACTATCCACTTGGGGTAAGGCTTTTAGTGACTTTACTAACTTAGAAGAGAGAGCTAAAAACCCTCCGTGGTGGCAAAAGACGTTTAAAGGCAGTGATGAAGAAACTGCCCTTGAAATATTTGCACACAAGAAGAAAATGGAACAGATGCGTAAAGAGATCAAAGATCATATCTCTTGGCATTATGGCCCTTCTGCTTGGGAAGAAGTATTACAGATAGAAGCAAGTATGAGACGTAAACGTAAACAAGAGTTATATGCTAAACAGCAACGTATGGATGCTATTATTAACTGGACTGCAGGACTAGCTATTTTTGGTCTTGGTCTTGGTATGATGATATTAATCTTTTATTATATTGGTGTAGCACAAGGAAAGTGGTAACATGGAAAACTTAAAACTACCTATTGCTTTAGTGTTAGCTATGGCAGCACAGTTAGCAGGTGGTGTGTGGTGGGTATCCCAACAAGCTGCTACTATTGCTAACTTAGAAGAGACTGTTAATCAACTAGGCTCTAAAATGGCTATAGAAGATAATGTTAATCTTAAAAGAGACGTACAAGATAATGCTATGGAAATAGGCCACATTTGGGATGACAACGATGATCTCTGGGACGAGCTAGAAGGGCTATCTATGTCACTTAATGATATTAACAGGCTAAAGCAAAGAATAGCAGCTATCGAGACAGAACTTAAGTATATTGGGCGTGACCATGAAGGTATGTTTGATATGAAAGGTAATGATATGTGAAGAAATATGTTTATTATGATGACAAAGGAAAAGTACTCATCATGACTAGACATAAACGCATAGGTGAGGAGTACGTTAAAAATGTCCTATCACAACAGAAAAGCAAAAAGAAAAAGCCCAACAAGCGCAAAGCCAAAGAAAAAGGCACCTAAAGGTTATCACTACATGCCTAATGGAAAGCTTATGAAGGGTGCTACTCATAAGAGTGGAAGGAAAAAGTAATGGCTAGAGCAAATCCACGCATTTGGGAAAGAGCAAAGGCTAAAGCTAAAGCTCGTATGGGTGGTAAACATTCTGCTAGAGCCATGCAATTAGCCGCTAAATACTATAAAGACATGGGCGGTAAATACACTGGTGGTAAAACAGCAGCTCAGAAGTCTATGACTAAATGGACTAAACAAGACTGGGGTACTAAGAGTGGTAAGAATAGTGTTCTTGGTAAAGATGCTACTGGTGAGCGTTATTTGCCTAAAAGGGATCGTGAAAAGCTTACCAAAGCACAGTATGCCTCCACCACTAGAAAAAAGCGAGCTGATCTTAAGAAGGGAAAACAATTTTCCCAACAGCCCAAAAAGGTCAAGAAAAAGTTAGGTCGTAAAAAGTGATAAAGTTACATGAGAAACAGTCAGAAGTTATTAGAGATTTATTTGTAAATAAGAGTAATCGTTATGCAGTAGTTAATGCTAGTCGAGGCTTTGGCAAGTCTTACTTAGCAGCTACAGCGGCTATTATAGCAGTACAAGAATTAATGAATTTAGATGAGGATGTTCCTAATAAGAACGTAGCCCTCATTGCCCCTACCTACAGCCAAGCAGTAGATATTTACTATCCACTGATAGCTTGGCAACTGGGTATGGAGGACTTTGCTGATAAGGCTTCTAAAGCAGCAGGACAATTTTGGTTTCCAAATAACGTTCAGCTTAAGCTTTGGTCTTATGAAGCATCACAACGTATGCGGGGTACAGGCCAGTATTTTATAGTAGCCGATGAGGTTACTTCTTGGAAGGGTGCTGGTATGAACCTTAAAGAGTCATGGGAATCAATTATACAACCTTGTGTTGCTACTCGTTGGTCTCCTATGAACGCTAAAAAGTTTAACGCTAACTCTGGTCGAGCACTTATTATTAGTACTCCCAGTGGTTATGATTATTTCTATGAGATGTATAACAGACAAGATTATGATGATGACTGGAAAAGTTATACATATACATACAAGGATTCTCCTTTCTTAGATGAAGAGGAGATTGAAAGGGTAAAGCTAACACTGGACCCCTTAAAGTTTGCTAGAGAATATACTGCAAGCTTTGAAGATTCAGGTAATAATGTGTTTTATACGTTTAATCGTAAAGAGCATATTGACAATACACTTCAAAATTTTGAGGAAGGTGAAGACGTTCATGTCGCTATTGACTTTAACGTTGGAATCATGGCCTCAGTTATCTTTGCTATTCGGGGAAATCAAATCCAAATACTGGATGAGATGCAAGGACACCCCGATACTGAAACCCTAGCAAGAGCGCTTAAGGAAAAGTATAATGATCATCGTATCATTTCTTATCCTGATCCTGCTGGGAGGGCGAGAAAAACTTCAGCTGCTGTCGGTGTTACTGATTTCAGGATCCTAGAGACACACGGTATATTTACCAGAGCACATACAAAAGCTCCACCGATTGTAGACTCAGTAGCAGCTGTGAATAAAAAGTTTAAGAACGCCAATGGTGATATTGACATGCTAGTTCATCCTAAGTGTGTTAATACCATTAAGTCTCTAGAGCGTACACAGTGGGTAGAGTCTAACCCAGATAGTGCCACGATTGATAAAAAAGAAGGTATTGAACATTGGACAGATGCACTGCGCTATGCAGTAGAATATCTATATCCAATCAGAGCAGGAACTAAAGTCGTTAAGCGTGGCTTTAATTTCTAATAACACAGCAAAGAAGGAATAAAATAATGGCAGACAAACCATTAAAGAAGATTTCCCCAACCACAGTTAATTCTATTAATAAATATCTTAAAAGTGTTCAAAAGCAAGAAATTGCCTCTCGCTACAAAGGCGGTCGTGGTGGCAAACGTGCTTATAAGCAGGGCGACTCTATAGATCGGCTGAAAAGCAAACTTCTTAGACGTTACAATCAGGCTAAAGTAAACACTAGCTTGTTTTATAACGTAGGTAAAGGAATAACATCAGGTACTATTGACAAAACTTTAAAGAAAGCAGGATTTGATGTTAGTGATTACCGTGATAGAGCAAAAGTAAAAGGTGTTTTACGTAAAACAGTATCTGGTAGACGTGGCAGCCTTTCTCTAAGCAATGTTGCAAATCAAATGACCTTAGGGTATGCAACTCTAGCAGGTATGGCGGCGGGCGCACCTAAAGGCATTAAAAGAAATGTCAAGGCTCGTACAGGCACAAAGTCTCGTACTAGAAAAGGTTTATTTGGTGCTACAGCGGGTCGTGTAGTTGGTGCAGTAAAGACTCGTATTGCTCGTAAAAAATACGGCAAAGAAACTACTGCACAAATGCGTAAACGTATTAATGCACAAAATGCATCTAAGCGAGTTAAGGCTTCTAACAGAGCAAAAACTTTTGGAACTATTGCTAAGAAGACAGGTCTTGGTATTCAAAGAACTGGTCAGCTTCGTAGTGGTAAGTTTATAGCAGCATCAGGTATGCGTAAAAAATATGTATTTACACCAGCTCGTAAAAGAGCACTTGCTAAAGCAAGACAAATGCGCAAACAAAATCGTTAAATATTTATTAATAAAGGAATAAACAAATGGCAAAACGTAAAATGGGGTCACAGTCCCGCATTGGCAACGCAATTGGTCGTGCCTATGGTAAAGCAAAATCAGCAGCTCGTAACAGAACCTCAGTAGGAACTGAAGGTGTTGCAGGAATGCGTGCTCGTATGGCACGTAAGAAAGCTCGTGGCGCAAAGCTAATGAAAGCTAAACGTGCAGTGGGTAAAGTTAAATTTCAGTTTACTTCTGCTCGCCGAGCAGCTTTGGCAAAAGCTCGTAGAGCTTCAGCACAGGCACGCAAAGGCAAGAACCGTGCAACAAATACAGTTTCATCAGCAATAGCTCGTGCTCGTACTGCAATGGGGCGTACTTCACGCCGTGGTACAGGCCGCACAGGTGGCGGAATTCGCTAAACCATAATAAAAACAAAGCAAGGGGGCTTATGCTCCCTTCTTTTTATAGTATTAAGAATAGTGCGGAAATAATAACAATAATAACACTTAAGCCCATCTGAGGATCGGCAGGAGGAAATACTATGCCACGTTCTAAAATAACGTCTGGTTCACAAGACCTAATTACAGATGACGGTGCTGTACTAGTCTCTGTAATACATGGCGAGCAAACTCGTCTAGACATAGTAGCTAGCTGGTTAACTAACCTTTCTGGCTATACAATTACAGCAAAAGTAGTGGAAGCAGCTAACATCCAAGGCTCAGGGGAAAAACCTACAGACCCACAACCTGCAGGAGCAGTTATTACGCTTCCAATCGTAGATGATGACCCGACAGATAATCAATTTGATATTGTAATTCCATCAACTGTTATTGATACTTGGTCAACAACCCCAGAACCAGATCAACCTATCTATGGTTTTATTGGTTTAAAAATTGCCGATACTGGTACAGGGGATGCACAACAAATTTGGAAACCAATTAGAGGTCTGTTAGAGGTTTGTTACTCACCTACGGAGGCTACATAAGATGGCATATGATCTTACGATTAATCAACAGCAATACCAAGCAAGTCTAGCCCGAACAGGTGGGCAAGGCAGCAAAGGTGATTCTGTTACTAGTGTAACAATGAATGAAGATGGTGATCTTATTGTTGTTATTTCAAATTCTGCGGGGAATGTTGTTTCAACAACTAATGTTGGCGGTTCAACTTATATTGCAGCTACAGAAGCTCTTTATGATAGTTTTGATGATCGTTACTTAGGCCATAAAACTTCAGCACCTACAGTAGACAATGACGGTGATGCCCTTTTAACAGGAGCTATTTACTTTGATACTACAAGTAGTAGCCTTGGTGTATACAATGGCACAGCCTGGGAATATCCAGTATCAGAAGCACAAGCGGCTCAGACAGCGGCAGAAACAGCTCAGACAGCAGCAGAACTAGCAGAGACTAATGCATCTACTTCAGAAACCAATGCGGCTACCTCTGAGACTAATGCGGCAACCTCTGAAGCTAATGCTCTTGCATCCCAAACTGCATCAGCCACTTCAGAAACAAATGCATCGACTTCTGAGACTAATGCAGCTACATCAGAAACAAATGCAGCTACTTCTGCAGCTAACGCTTCGACTTCTGAGACTAATGCAGCTGCTTCTGAGTTAAACGCAGCTACTTCTGAAACAGCAGCCGCAAATAGTGCTACAGCGGCGGCTACAAGTGCAACTAACGCAGCTACTTCTGAGTCAAATGCGGCGACTTCCGAAAGTAACGCCTCAACAGCAGAAGGCAATGCACTATCTTATGCTAACGATGCAGCAACCTCTGAAGGTAATGCCTCGGCTTCTGCTTCTGCAGCGGCTGTATCAGAAGCTAACGCAGCAAACTCCCAATCAAGTGCGTCTACAAGTGCAACTAACGCTGCTACTTCGGCGACTAATGCTGCAACTAGTGAAAGTAATGCAGCTACAGCTTTGTCTCAAGTACAAACTATTTATGATAACTTTGACGATCGTTACTTAGGTAATAAGAGTTCAGATCCAGTAGTTGATAATGATGGTAATGCTTTAGTTACTGGTACGTTCTATTACAATACAACAACTAATGAACTAAAGGTCTTTAGTGGTTCTGCTTGGGTTGCACCTTCAACAAGTGCTTCCAACAGTGCTTCAGCGGCAGCTTCTAGTGCAACGGCGGCGGCAGCTTCGGCTACTGCGGCAGCATCTTCCGAAACAGCGGCAGCAAGTTCTGAATCAAACGCAGCTGCAAGTGAGTCTGCTGCGGCTACTTCAGAATCTAATGCAAGTACTTCGGAAACTAATGCAGCTGCCTCAGAAAGTAATGCAGCGGCTTCAGCGGCAGCAGCAGCAGCTAGTTATGATAGCTTTGATGATCGTTACTTAGGCGCAAAAGCTTCTGATCCTACTCTTGATAATGACGGTGACGCTCTTATTGACGGTGCCTTGTACTTTGATACAACTAATAACATTATGAAGGTGTACGACTTAGGTACAACTTCTTGGTTGCGTACAACACCTACAAGCAGTGATCAAACAGCTATTAATACCGTTTCAGGTATTTCTTCTGATGTAACAACTGTTTCAGGAATTAGTTCTGATGTTTCTATTGTTTCGGGGATTTCCGCTGATGTAACTAGTGTCTCTGCTAATGAAGCAGACATTTCTACAGTAGCAGGTGTTTCAACAGATGTAAATACTGTTTCAACAATATCAAGTAATGTTACTACAGTAGCAGGGATTTCATCAGACGTAACTTCAGTTGCAGGAAATTCTACTAATATTAATACTGTTGCAACTAACATTGGTGACGTTAATAGCTTTGCTAATAAGTATCGTATTTCAGCATCAGCACCTACAACTTCTTTGGATAGTGGTGATCTGTGGTGGAATACAACTAACAATGAGCTAAGAGCTTATAATACTACTAATAGTGTATGGCAAGCAACAGCACCTTCTGCAGCAGATCAGACTGCTATTAATATTGTAGCAGGAGATCTGGTTTATTCAGAAGATCTAGGATCAATTACTGATACTGTTACAACAGGTAGCGGAAGCTCAATTACTGTTGTTGGAGACGCTATTGCAGATGTAACTGCGGTGGCTACAGATATTAGTGACGTTACTACCGTTGCAGCTTCTATAACAGATGTTAATACCGTTGGGACAAATATCGTTAGTGTAAATACAATTGCGCCTTATATGAGCGACATTAATCGTTATGCTACACAATATGTTATTTCAGCAACAGCTCCTAGTAGTCCTTCTCCAGGAGATTTGTGGTATGATAGTGTAGCCAATACACTAAAGTTTTATACAGGTAGTGTATTTGCTTCGATTTCAGCAGGTATTTCTGATATTGTTAGCGATACAACGCCCCAACTAGGTGGCACACTAGATGCTCAAGATAATGATATGACAAACGTAGGTACCATTTCTGGTTCTAACCTTCAGCTAGACTTTGGAGGTCTATAAAAATGAGTAAATTATTACAACTTCGTGGTGGGACTACCACTGAGCACTCAACTTTTACGGGTGCAGTTCGTGAAGTAACCGTAGACACAGATAAAGATACCCTCGTTGTACATGACGGTTCTACTGCAGGTGGCTTCCCGATTCCAAGATCTGACTCTGATATTAAAACAGCATATGAAAATAACTCAGACACAAATGCTTTTACAGATGCAGAACAAACTAAACTTTCTGGCATTGAAGCTAATGCCACAGCAGACCAAACAGGTTCTGAAATAAAGGCTCTTTATGAGGCAGAAGCTAATGCTTTCACTGATGCTCAGTTTACTAAACTAGCAGGTATTGAAACAGGAGCTACTGCAGATCAAACGGGCGCAGAGATTAAAACTGCTTATGAAGGTGAAGCTGACACAAATGCCTTTACAGATGCTGAAAAGACTAAGCTATCAGGTATTGAAGCCTTAGCGGATGTTACAGACGCAACTAATGTTGAAGCAGCAGGGGCCGTAATGGACTCTGAGCTAACATCTGAAGCTTCTGTCAAAGCTCTTGATCAAGGTGTTGCTACCACTGATACTCCTACTTTTGCAGGGATTATCACAGCAGGTAATGTAGATGGTCGTGATGTATCAGTAGATGGTGCAAAACTAGATGGTATCGAGGCAGGAGCTACTGCGGATCAAACAGGTGCAGAAATAAAGACTGCCTATGAATCTGAGGCAGATACAAATGCATTTACTGATTCTGAGAAAACTAAGTTAGCAGGTATTGAGGCGAGTGCAGACGTAACAGATGCAGCCAATGTTGAACCTTTAGTAGACGCACATATTAATGTTTCTGGCGCTTCTTCAGGACAATATCTTGAGTGGAGTGGAAGTGACTATACTTGGTCAACTGTAGATCTTACAACTCAAGTTAGTCGTTCAGGCGACACTATGAGTGGGTTTTTAACTTTACATGCAGACCCTACTAATGCTTTACATGCAGCAACAAAAGAGTATGTTGATACTATTGCAGCAGCAGGTATTCACTACCATGATCCTGTACGTGTTGAATCACCAAGTAACTTAAATGCTACATATAACAACGGTTCTTCTGGTGTAGGTGCTACACTTACTAATGCAGGTACACAAGCTGCACTAGTGATTGATGGTGTAACATTAAACTCTGCTGATCGTGTATTGGTGTATAACCAAACTAACGCAGCACACAATGGTGTTTATACAGTTACTAATGTAGGATCAGGTTCTACTAACTGGGTACTTACTCGTGCCACAGATGCCGATAGCTATGGCACATCTGATCCAGAAGCTTTTGGTGAAGGTGACGCTTTCTTTGTTAAAGAGGGTGATACAGGTGCTGGTGAACTCTATGTGATGAATACAGCAGGAACTATTACTTTTGGTACTACTGCTATTACATTTACAGTTATTGCTGAAACTGCGGTTTATACTGCAGGAACAGGTATAACACTTGATGGTACTGTATTCTCTATTGGACAAGACGTAGCAACATCTTCTAACGTAACTTTTAACAATATTACAGTTACAGGAACAGTAGATGGTCGTGACGTAGCAAGCGATGGATCAAAGCTAGATAGCATTGAAAGCGGTGCAACTGGTGATCAAACTGCCAGTGAAATCCGTGCTCTTGTCGAAAGTGCAACTGATAGTAATGTCTTTACAGACGCAGATCATACTAAACTTAACGGCATTGAATCAGGTGCAACTGGAGACCAAACAGCAAGTGAAATTAAGATAGCTTATGAAAGTAATTCTAATACAAATGCTTTTACTGATGCTTTATTAACGAAGCTTAATGGCATTGAAACAAGCGCTAAAGATGACCAGACTATTACAGCAGGAAGCGGTCTTTCTGGTGGTGGTACAGGTAACGTAACTCTAAGCCACGCTGATACAAGTTCGGTAACGGATAGTAACAATAGTGGTAACACGTTCATTCAAGATATCACATTTGATACCTATGGACACGTTCAGTCTATTGGAACTGGAACAGTTTCAGTGGGTAACGGAACCTTAACTGTTGAAGGTACAGGTGCGCTTGGTGGCAGTGGTACATTCACGGCTAATCAAAGTGGCAACACAACGATAAGCATAAGCCATGATGACACTTCTAGTCAGTCTTCCGTTAATAATAGTGGTGCGACTGTAATACAAGACGTAACACTTGATACTTATGGTCATGTAACAGGGCTAGCTTCTAAGACACTTTCTTATTCTGACGTAGGCGCACAAGCAGCTGGTACTTACAACACTATCATTGGTACAGACACTGACATCAATACATCAGGCTCTACCATCATTGATAACATCTACGTTACAGATGGTGTTATCACTAGCATGGGTACACGTGTCCTTACCCTAGCTGACCTTGGGTATACTGGTGCAACAAACGCTAACTACATCACAAACAACAACCAGCTAACTAATGGTGCAGGGTATACAACCTTTACTGCCAACCAGTCTCTTAATACAAATAACAGCCCAACATTTTCTAACCTTTATGTTGATGGTGCAATTTACTCTTATGGTGATACTAACACTTATACTCAGTATCATGCAGGAGATCAGTGGCGTGTTGTTGTGGGAGGCTCAGAGCGTTTAGAAGTTAAGAATAGCTCACCACACGTTCTTGTAAGTGGTGACTTAAACAGTACTTCAGATGAGCGTCTTAAAGAAAACATTAATCCAATTGAAAATGCCTTAAGTGATATTTGTAAACTAAACGGCGTGTCTTTTAATTGGAAAGATACTGGAACTAAAGCTTCAGGGTTTATTGCACAGCAAGTAGAACCTATTTTGCCAGACTTGGTTAATACAAACGATGATGATGGAATTAAGTCTGTTAATTACATTGGACTTATTGGTCATCTTGTAGAAGCAATTAAAGAACAACAAGAGCAAATTAATGCTCTTAAAGAACAAATCAATAGCTAATAGTATAAGGAGATACGAAGATGGCTATACAAGTAGGCGGTGTAACCGTCATAGATAACAGTCAAAACCTAACAAGCAGCGTAGGAGGTTTAAAGACCGTAGGCGGTAACAGTCTTTTAGGCTCTGGTGATATTTCAATAGCGTCAGGGTTACAGTTCGAAGCAACATTGTCAAAGGCCTTTTCCAACCTTCAGTATGGTAATGGTTACTTTGTAATGCTAGATCAAACAACAAACCCTTACACTGTTTACTACTCATCAAATGGAACTAGCTGGTCTTCATATACATTGCCATCAGCAGCATCTAATACCTATTACACTAACAAGCTAAGATGGTATGAAGCAGCGCAAAAATGGATTCTCTTTAGCAGTAGGCATATGTACATTGCAAGCAACCCAACAAGTTCAGGGAACTGGACGTACCGTGCTCTATATAGTGGATGGGGTGGTGTCCAAGGTATTGGTTACGTATGGGGTAGCGGTGTAAACACAGGTTCTAGAACAGATGGCCGCTTTATTGCTGGGCATGGTTGGACAGGTTCTTATGGGACTTGGGGTATATCTTATAGTGACAACCAAGGCAGTACTTGGTATGGAGGTGGCTCACAAAGTATGGGTAACTTCGGCTATGGACACTATTCAGGTTATAACACCAACCAAGTTGTTGTAGGTGGTTTTCAAATACAAAACCCTCTTGGCTCTCCTACGTTTAACCCCTCTTATAGTGGGCCGCAACAGGATAGTAACGCCTTTGTAAAAACAATAAATAGTTCAACTGATTTAGCTTTTGGTAGTGACTACTATTTTTACCATGTTTCTAACTCAAATGGTTATCAAGTACAGAGTAGTATGTCTGTACCGAGCGGTACTAATAAAGTTGTATGGGATTCTGCTAATAGCCAGTATATAGCTATTGCTACTAACTATATTTACACATCCCCTACTGGTGAATACTGGGCCGCAAACTTCTCACCAACTGGTGGTGCTACTGTTAATGCTATGGCAACAGGCGGTGGTAATCTGGTCGTATGTGGTAACGGCGCAACATTTACTACAACGCTATAAGGGATTATAATAAAATGACTGAACGTGTATATAATGATGATGGCTCTTACAGCCTTAGTACAGAAGAAGCAAGAGAAAAACGTAACACTCTCCTAGCAGAAACCGATTGGTGGGCTGTAAGTGACCGCACGATGACCCAAGCTGAGACAGATTACCGTCAGGCTTTGCGTGATGTACCACAGCAAGAAGGGTTTCCTGTTACAGTAACATGGCCCACTAAACCTTAAAACAAGGACTATTAATGTCAAAAAGAAAATCTCGCTACGCTACTAAAAATAACGTTCATCGTCTTGGATTTCATGTAATACCTAAAAATGAAAAACAAGATAAACTTATAAGAAGTATTAAAGTGTATCCTATTACTGTTACAATTGGTTGTGCAGGAACAGGAAAAACTTATTGTAGTGCAGGAACTGTAGCACAGTTATATCTTCAAGGTAAATACGATAAAATTGTATTAACTCGTGCTAACGTTCCTACAGGTAAAAGCCTTGGACACTTTCCTGGAAGTATTCAAGAAAAGATGACTCCTTGGTTATTACCAATGTTAGAAGTTTTAGAAAAAGCTTTTGGCAAAGCCAAATATCAGTATATGATAAATAAAGGTGAGATTGAAATACAACCGATTGAGACTATTAGAGGGCGTTCTTACGAGAACGCTCTTGTTTTAGTTGATGAAGCTCAAAATTTAAACATGGATGAGCTAAAAGCTATTAGTACACGCTTGGGTGAAAACTCTAAGTTAATACTTATGGGTGATCCTGCTCAATCGGATGTAAAAGAAGGTAAGGATCTTATGAGATTTTGCAGCTTAATTAAACAAACAGGAATTAGTTTACCTGTTGTAGAATTTTCCGTTGATGATATTGTTCGTAGCGATATTGTAGCAGATCTTGTAAGGATGTTTATAGCACAGAAAATATAGAGAATCTTATGACAGAATATTATTCGGAAGAAGAAAGAATTATTGCGCTAGAAAAGGCGAAAGATGAATTAAATTCCCGAAAAAGTAAAGAGATATGGGGCTATAACGATTGTTGGCAGTTTGTTTCTAATTATGATTTATTCTTAAGAGGAAATGACTCTAAGTTAAAAGATTTAGAAATCAGCTATGATAGCCCTATATCTTGGGAATTACAAATAAAAAAGTTATTTAGAAGTTACGAAATCTTTGCAGATTACACTAACTACAAAATTGTTAAAAATAAAAAACCCAAAATTGGTGATGTTGCTTATCAGATTATGAATGACGGAAATATCTCCGCTTTAATAGATGACAAAAGC